CTTGAACTCATCAATAAGATCATTGATGCGATCAAGGAGGCAATACGCCTTAAACGTGTGAAGGAGTTAAAGGATGCAAAAGAAGAGTCACTGGGCACTAAAGACCAACGAAAACTTGAAGAAGCTCTTGGTGGTTCTAGTGGTCCTGCTTCTGACGGTAAGTATCCAGGGATGTTCACACGCGAGCGTAAAAAGAAAGAATGAAATCTGGCTCGTAGATGGCAAGGAACTCGTTCTTTATAGAGTCATCTCCGATACAAAAGAACAAGCAATACCAATCAAAAACAATCCGGCCATGGATCGTTTTATGTGCCTGGATAAAGATGAGGTTGATTACTGGATAGAGGAGTCCGGAGATGAATAAATTTTCTAAGAAGTCACAAGAAAGACTTGCAACCTGTCACCCCGATTTACAAAAAATTTTCAACAAAGTAATCGAGCATTATGACTGCACAATCGTATGTGGGCATAGAGAAAAAGAAGACCAAGACGAGGCCGTAAGAACCGGAGCATCAAAACTTGCTTGGCCTAATTCAAAACATAACTCCATTCCATCAAAAGCCGTAGATGTTGTTCCATTCCCAGTAGACTGGGCTGACACGTCTAGAATGTACCACTTTGCTGGGTACGTTTATGCGGTGGCAGACTACTATGGAATAAAGCTTAGATGGGGTGGGGATTTTAACGGTGATTTTAAATTCATGGATGAGAAGTTTAAAGACCTCCCGCACTGGGAGCTTGTGGGGGAAAAAGTATGATTGAAATTTGGAAAGATATTGACGAGTTCCTTGGTGTATTTCAGGTTTCTAATTTGGGTAGGGTGCGTAGAATTTCTGGTAAAATAAAAAGTAAAAATGGAATATTAAAACAAAGGTAAAAGCCGAACAGGCGTTTAAAAAAGCGTTTGTTTTACATCACGGCTTTCAGCCTTGGGGGGAACAATGATAATACTCAGTCATGGTTACAAAAAGCCTGAAACGGGTGATTTTGGAGACATCTGGTTTCCAGCGTTAGAGGATAATATTACTCTTTCAAATTCACACGCACATAATGGTGTAGACGGCGAAAAAATTTCTGGAATTAATTTAGTTTCTTCTACGGCCACAGTACTAGCCGCAAGTTTCGCAGATCAAGGCGACGGTTACTGGAGAGCGACTGTCACTGTTCCAAGTGGCGGCCTAGTTGATAACTATGTCGTTGCTGTAAAAGATCCAACAACAAAAGAACCCATTCAACTTCGCATGGAAAAATTGAGTTCAACTCAGTTTTATCTTTACACGAATGTGGTTCAAAACTTTGAGGTTTATTTCGGGGTATGAGTGCATTAAACACACAACCACTTGAGGTACAAGATTTTTCCTTCGGTATCACCGATTACTTTATCGATGGTGATTCTCGTCATGCAAAAACGATGGAAAATCTTTTCCTCACGCCAAACAAAAAACCTCGCACACGCTGGGGGAGTATCGTTTACAACGATCAGCTTCCTCTTGGCCTTTTTAGAGTTAACAAGCTTTCACAGTTAAAAGGAAATATTTTAGCATTTCAAGATAAGCGTGGTTATCGAGATAACGCGGGGGTGTGGAGTGAAATTACGGGCCCTAGTTCTGGTACATTCCTACCTTCGGGTGATAGTAACTCTGTCATTGTGGATTCTGAGTGGCAGGAGCATGTTCTTTTTTCTTCTGACTCTTTTTGCTCGCCTCAAAAACTTTATATTGATGACTATGGAAATTATTGTGTCCGTAATGCTGGTCTTCCTGATTTACCCGCTGGTTTATCTGTTACAAACCCTAGTGGATCAGGCAGCTCTTATTTGTACGCAGCTGTCCTCTCATATACATACCAAGTTGGTACGGTTACTTATCTTGATCGCGGTCCTGTATTTTATTATGCAAGTAGCGTGGTCGGAGGTGCTATCACCTCTGGTAACACAACTACCGTAACAATCCCCGGGACGTATGCAACACCTGAGAACTGGGACACGGCTAATTGGAAAGTTGAAATTTATCGAACCGCATCAGCTGGAGAGGTTTACTACAAAGTAGGCCAGGTTAATTTTGGAGTTACAACTTTTGTTGACAACGTAGATGACACTACGCTAGCTTCAAACGAGCAGCTCTATGTCACAGGTGGAGCCGCTTCAAATACAACCCCCCCAAAAGCAAAATTTGTTCATTGTGTAAATGACTATGGATATTGGGCCCACATTAAGGATGGAAGTGAGATTTTATCTACGGAAGTTAGACAGTCTAAAGCTGGAGATCCAGACTCGGTTCCAGCAGCGTTCTCGGCGTTTACCGAGCAGCCGATCAGAGGACTCTCTTCTATCTATGATCGTCCTATTGTTTTATGTGATCGCTATATTTATCGCATCGACAATTTCTACGGGGACGACGGTTCTGGGGGAATGTTGCTTCGTCGAATTGACGACAAAGCAGGATGCGTCTCTCAGCAATCTATCGTTCAAACCCACCTCGGAATTTTCTGGGCTGGAGAACAAGGTTTCTATTGGTCAGATGGGTTTCGAGTAGTAAGTGTTTCCGATCATTTAAACGAAACTTACAAATCTCTTGTCTCCACTGAAACCAGACAAAAAAGAATCTGCGGTACGTTTGATCCATCAAATCAGCGAGTCTTCTGGACTGTCTCTGTTAACGACGGTCTCCAGGAGCCTGATGTTATATTCGTCATGGATCTTAGATATCCATTCATGCCTTCCGAAGCAAAACGTGGAGCAACATTCACAACAATGCTTGGAGGCGACGCTTTTAGACCTACTCAAGTTCTTCGAGTTGGAAACTACGTTTATCGTGGAGACACTCGCGGATATATTTTCAAGCATGGTATTGAATATTTCACTGATCCAAAAGTTGTAGTCGGAGTGGCTGCGAATCTTTGGGACACACAGGCTGTAGAGCATCTTTATGAGTCTTGCTTTCTTGATTTTGGAAGTAAGTTTTATCGTAAGTGGGTTCCACGAATACTAATCTCAGCTGACAACACAACAAATCTTTCGCTCGCAATCAGATCTTCAAACGACAACAATCGTGTGAAAAGTGAGCTTAAGCCGATCAGATATAAGAATAATATCAACTGGGGCGACTCACTCCCACTCTGGGGAGATCCCTCTGCTCTTTGGAACACACAAGGTTTAATTGAAGAGTGGAGAAGATTTCCTGCGGGCGGTCTTCGTTGTAATTACAAACAAGTAATTTTTGAGAACGCAAAAGCAAACATCGTTGATTCAAGTTTACTGGGACTTGCTACTGTAAACCCAGTTACAAACACCGCTACTTTAGGAGGAAGTTTTCAGTGGCTACCGAACATCACGGATTACTTCATTAGTTTTGAGCATGACAACTATACCAGAGAATTTAAAATCACTGGTAGAACGCCTACGACTTTAACTTACGAAGATACCTCTAATGTAGATCCCGCCGTCACTGGAAACTATAAATGGATAATCAAAGGTAAGCCAAAAGGAGAAGTTTTACTTCTCAACGGATATGTAATTCACTGGGCTTACATTTCAAAATCTCACACTCCATTTAGCGGCTCGTCATTAGGGGGTAATCCCTCGTGAGTAAAACGATAAAGCGGTTAGACCTTTTATTCAGAGAAGTTCAAGACTCCGTAGCGCAGGAGAACTTCTACAGGTTAAAGACGTTTCTAGACAACTTAGCTGCGAATGGGTTAGCCGAGCTGGCCATTGGGGATAACTTTGAACAGTTCTCTGATTTAACAACTTTCACAACAACAGCCGCAACGGACCAAGTTGCCGCGAGCTTTACGACTACCTCTAAAGCAATCGGCTTGTACCGTATAGCTATGTGGTGGGATTGGACTTACGATCAAACAAATGATGATGCAATATTTTCACTATTTGTAGACGGAGTATTGCAGGACGGAGAGTTTAGAATGGAACTGTCAGAGACAAATACACAAAACATTCCATTCTTCTGGGCTACATATATAAACTTCGCATCAATAACCACACACACTATCGAGCTTCGAGCTAGAGCTGAGACTGCGGGGAACACTCTAACAGTTCATCGCGTACGGGCTGAAATTTGGAGGATGAATTAATGTTTAATATTTTTAATTTTACCAAAGCTGTCACCAACATCTCAAAGCTGGATAAGGAACTTCGGGCTAATGTGAACTACGGAAGTCTATACAGCTATTGTTCTATAAAGGGCGATCAGCTTGAAATACACTTTACTTCTAATTTAGTACAATCACAGATTGATGAATTATCTGCGTATGTTTCTGGATTCTCTAATACCTCAGTATATGACACTCTTTATAATCATTTAAACTCAACGATAGATCCGTTTGTCGATGAGCTTTTGGTTTCTATTCGTGCGGAAAACATTGAGATGGGAATTACACAATCAGGGAAAACTCTAGAGGTACTAGGATTCTTTGAAGAGAGATTCTTACTCCCTGGAAAAACTAGATCTGTTTCAATTCAAGGCTCGTTAATGACGGGATCCTTAACCGTAACTATCGAAGTGCTAAATTATTTAATTGTAAACCCAAGCCTGTACTCAGACTTAAATCCATTTGTAACCTCTGCAAGGTTGACCGTGTGGCGAGATAAAATTATTGCAAAATTATCATAGGGAGAACTATGAAAAAACTTAGAATAGGTTTTTCAAAGCCGAAAGATAAATTGTTACCCATATTTTCTTGGGCAATTCGTCTTTACGAAGGAACTCCGTATTCTCATGTGTACATACGGTGGCAAACCAAGTGGAACACCTGGCTTTGTTACCATGCTGCCAGTCTCATGATCCATTTTTTAGGCGAATCAAGCTTTGCTCGACATATTACAGTCGTTGAGGAGTT